CCGCCTCCGAGCTCATCGGCGACCTCGACCAATCAGGATATAAAGAACTACTCCTGGAAATCGGCAAGGGCGTAAGCGACCTCATAAGAAAAGCATCAGAGGTCGGACCAACCACCGCCACCGGCGTGGTAACAGCAGTGCAGGAAGCACACACTAAAGCCACCGGCAAAGTCTCAGACTTCTTCACTTTCTTCGCAGAAAACTTCCCACTGCACAAGCAATTAACAAACCCTAAAAGCCTCTACAGGAGCAAATAAATGCACCTCCCAACACCACGGCACCGCCGTAAAATCTCACTCAGCTTCACTCAAAGCGAGGGCCGGACAGAACAAGCTCACGCAGACGACTGCGAAATTCACCGCATCATGGAAAAATACAATAAGACAGGGCTGATAACCCATCAAAAAGCGTACGCAGGAAGCTATATGAACATGGCAGAAGCCCCTGACTTCGCTGCAGCGCAGCAAATGATAGCGGCAGCAAACCAAATGTTCGAAACCGTCCCGGCAACAATCCGAGCAAAATTCCAAAATCGGCCGGAAAAATTCGTCGAATTCATGCAAGACGAAGCAAATCGGGAAGAAATGGCCTCTCTAGGCCTTCCCACCGATCACCTACCGGCCAAAGAGCCGGACCCCCCACCTACCCCTACCCCACCGGCCGAAACACCACCAGCGGCCGCCTAGTAAACCGAAGGCCTAGCACCCCACCCCATAATAAGCCGTCTGCAGACAATTCAGCCTGCAGGCGACCACCTCCTGTCAAAAACACCAAAAGCCGGCTAGTTCAACTATACATACCAAATCGTGAAGATGGTCTCCACTCACCGACGATTTGTACCACTCACCGAAAAAGCCTTGACAGTCTAAAATAAACTTCTACGATCAGCGCATGTACGCGCGGAACTTAAACACCAAAAGACAACTTATCCTGCAAGATATATTGCGTTTGGCCGAGGTCGAGTCACCCCGACCCCCCAATCTCTATTCGCGCCCTTTCATGCGCAACCAGGACCATCCCACCCCACTTGATGTATATGGTCCAGCTGACACCCGTCAGCACCCCAACCCCCCAACCTAAGGAGTCGCAGCTATGCCCCGACGACGTAAAATGAGTAGACGCAAATCAAGGAGAAACTTCGCCCGTGGCACCCGGACCAATAGCCGTAATCGCTCTCGCCGCATCATGCGCGGTGGCTACCGGATGTAACGTCACGGCATGTCTTGTTATTACCCAGTCCATGCTTGGCGAGCCCGTGACCCCAACGATCACGGTAAATATCCCCTCGTCTACGACAAAAAAGCAGCTGACCTCAGTCAACCTATCACCCGCGAATGCGGGCTCTGTATCGGCTGTCGGCTCGAAAGAAGCAGACAATGGGCGCAAAGATGCGTCCATGAAGCCTCAACCCATGACCAAAACTGCTTTATAACTCTCACCTACAGTGAAGAAAAGCTCCCACCAGGTGGGACGCTCAATAAGCGGCACTGGCAGGCCTTCATGAAGCGCCTACGAAAATCCCTTTTTCCCAAGCCGGTCCGCTTCTACATGTGCGGCGAATACGGGGACCACCCCGAGCCAGGGGAAACCCTGGGCCGCCCGCACTATCACGCAATACTCTTTGGCTGGACACCGCCAGACCTAATCCCACACACCAGAAATCAACGAGACGAAATCCTCTACACCTCCGAGACCCTGGCCAGGACCTGGAACAGCGGTCACGTAATCGTCGGTCAAATGACCTTCGACTCTGCTGCATACGTAGCACGATATTGCACCAAAAAAATCACCGGCGACCCTGCCGCAAAACACTACGGAGATAAACTCCCTGAGTTCTCCCTCCAATCGAACGCACCAGGCATCGGCCGCCCCTGGTTCGATAAATACCGTCACGACTGTGACCGTGGTCACATCCACGAAAATGGCATAAAAATGCCTGTCCCGAAGTACTATCTTCGACTCTACGAAAGGGACCACCCCTATGACTTCGAAAAAGTCCAAGAGTACAAACGCGTCAATAAAGAATTCAACCCGGCTGTTGCCGGGCTCAAGACGCACACTAGACGAAAGAATCCAGCGTACCTCGCTATGGACGGTGAAACCGAGCTAGGGCGACTCCACGCAAAAGAAACCATAAAGCAGCATCAGCTGCTCCGCCTCCAAAGGAACCTTTAATTATGTTAAATAACCTCTACGCGATCTACGACACCAAGGGAAAAATGTACAACTTCCCGTTCCCTTATCACAATGACCAAATGGCAATCCGCGCAGCCATCGACCTCCGCAATGACCCCAACACAACACCAGGTAGACACCCTGAGGACTTCACCCTCTTTAACCTGGGCACCTACGACGACGGCAACGCCCAATTCGAAATACTCAAATCACCCCGAGCAGTCTGTCGATTTATCGAACTGCCGGAAAAACCAATCATCGACCTCCTGGACGATGAACCAACCAATGTCCACGAGGCAAAATACTAATGGCAACTTCAATGCGCTCAGTCATGAAGCACAACTTCGCCGAGGTCCCCCGAGCCGACATACCCCGCTCATCCTTCGACCGGTCCCACGGTCACAAGACAACTTTCAACGCGGGCGACCTGGTCCCGTTCTTCGTTGACGAAGCGCTACCAGGTGACACCTTCAACCTGCGCTCCGCAGGCTTCGTCAGATTTGCCACGCCCATCTTCCCTATCCTCGATAACCTGCATCTCGAAACGTTCTACTTCGCCGTCCCCTGCAGGATTCTGTGGGACAACTGGAAACGCATGATGGGCGAACAGGACAATCCTGACGATTCAACCGACTTCATCGTTCCCACCGTCACCACCACGGTGGACGGCTACCGCACCAACTCCCTGGCCGATTACTTCGGCATCCCGACGCACGTCCAGGTAACTCATTCTGCCCTATTCTCAAGGGCATATTTCGCGATATTTAACGAATGGTTTCGCGACCAAAATCTACAAAACTCTGTCCCTCTCCAAACTGACGACGGTCCCGATCCCGAACTGGGATTATTCGCACCCCTCGTCCGCGGTAAACGCCATGACTATTTCACGTCATGCCTACCATTCCCGCAAAAAGGCGAAGCCGTTAGCCTGCCCCTGGGCACCGAAGCACCCGTAGTGGGCATCGGCATAGTCGATCAAGACGACTGGGCAACTGGTTCACAACCAGTATTCCAATCAGGCGGCATAACGTCCGCCTTCTTCGGCTCTGAAATCATATTCGACGGCAATGACTTATCACCCGCTCTACACGTAGTAGAGGACGTAAACGAGCATCCAGGCTTCCCCCGCATACGCGTCGACCTCACCAACGCAACCGCCGCCACAATCAATGACCTGCGCGAAGCATTCCAGGTCCAAAAAATGTTCGAACGCGACGCAAGAGGCGGCACCCGCTACGTGGAAACCATCAAGGCTCATTTCAATGTCACGTCACCCGATGCACGTCAAAACAGGCCTGAGTTCCTAGGCGGAGGCGGCGCTCATATCAACATGCGCGAAGTACACTCAACCGCCGAGACCGACCCTCAGGGCAACCCCGACGGCCGCAACCTGGCCGACGTATCTGCCATCGGCACAGCCTCCTTTACCGGCCACGGCTTCTCAAAATCCTTCACCGAGCACTGCATAATTATCGGCCTGGTCAACGTCCGCGCCGATATCACATACCAACAGTCGCTCAACAAAATGTGGACACGAAGCGACCGCTTCGACTTCTATTGGCCAGCCCTCTCACACCTGGGCGAACAGGGCGTAACAAATTCCGAGATCTTCCACCAGGGCGTAGAGCCAATCGACTCGGAAATATTCGGCTACCAGGAACGCTACGCCGAGTACCGATACAAGCCCTCACTAATCACCGGAGAATTCCGGTCAAACTCCGAGACAGACGCAGGAGACCCCAACACACTCGATGCCTGGCATCTAAGCCAGGACTTCGCGGACCTGCCCGTCCTGGGCAACGACTTCATCGTCGACCGGCCGCCGATCGAACGCGTTATCGCTGTTCCCGACGAGGTCCACTTTATCGCCGACTTCTACCATAAACTCACCACAGCCAGGCCAATGCCCCTCTTTGGCGTCCCTGGCAACATCGACCGCTTCTAATGCCTCCCATCGACCCGGCCACCGCCGCCGTAATCGGCGCAGGTGCCTCCTTCGTAGGGGGGCTCCTCAAAAATACGGCTCAAAAACAAATGAGCCAGAAGCAAATGGACTTCCAGGAACGAATGTCCAACACAGCCCACCAGCGCCAGGTAGCGGACCTGCGCGCAGCGGGCCTCAACCCCATACTCTCAGCCAAGTATGGCGGCGCAACCACCCCAGGGGGAGCCATGGCTCAGCTCGTCGACCCCCTGGGCCAAGCCGTCAACACCGGTGCTCAAATCTATAAGGCAGGCACCGACACCAACCTCACCGAGGCAAAAACAGCGCTCACAGACGCGCAGGCGACCATCGCCTCCAACATGGAAGATGGCTCTCGGGCCATCTCCACAATAATGTCCAACGTAGCCGACCTGGTAGGCGCCGCCTCCGAGCTCATCGGCGACCTCGACCAATCAGGATATAAAGAACTACTCCTGGAAATCGGCAAGGGCGTAAGCGACCTCATAAGAAAAGCATCAGAGGTCGGACCAACCACCGCCACCGGCGTGGTAACAGCAGTGCAGG